AGTGAAGACATCCAATCACTTGTTATTGTTAAGACTAACAAAACAAGATAATTTTCACGTGTATTTATTTATTAAACTATGTTTTTAACTGGTATATAGCTTTAATTTGCTTGTTTTAGTTCTTTTGAAAGGTATTTGTTTGATATAGTTTGATGGGGGTATACCCCCTAGAATGTTCAAGGAATAAATATACATAATCCAATTCACTAACAAAACCTATTTTAAATTCACTAACTAGACTCATTTTAAAATCAAATACTCTCTGGAGGAATTAGGACGTGCTAGGTCATTATTTACCTAGTTTAAGTTAAGTTAAGAGTAATTGATCTCCTTTAGGATTTAGCATAGGCATGGCTAACCTACGTCTCCCAGGTCTGGCTTTACAGACTCTAAAGGCTTAATGCGTGCAATACTTCACAAGGTCTTTAAACACTTGCTTATAGTTATCCAGTACGCAACGGTCTGGGGAATGGCTGTCCGAGTAGGGGTCAGTGTATGTAGTTACGACGATGCTCGGGAGCATATACACTCTTAACTTGTTAAATAACCCCAGTAACTAATTATGTATCCTTTTTTTAGTTCTGGTTTTTCTTCCATTTATTTTTTGGATAAGCACCAGCCTTAAAGCAAACGCCGCAGACAGGTTTTTTATCATAAATGGGAGAATGACAAGATGAACAAAGATGATCTGGTTTAACAGACACCGTAGAACTACTCTTATGGAGATAAACTCTTTTTTGTAGTGTTGGCTCAAAATATGTTTCCATAAAAAAAAGACGGTTACAAAACCAAGTTGAGGAAATCCTTTCACTTAGTCTTATACCGTCTGTTAAGTATGTTCTAACATATTTTTTAAAATATACAATGTTTTGATTACATTATTTAGTTTTTGCTTCACATAAAACATAAAAACTAAGTTGGTAATCCTAAAAAATTGACAGAGCCATTTTAAAGTGCTATTTTAGTAGTGTGAAAATTGAGCTTAGTGCTTGGCAATCAAAAGTGTGGGAAGATGAACACCGCTTCAAAGTAATCAATGTTGGTCGTCGTGGTGGTAAAACCATGGTGGTTTCTCTTAAGATGGTAGATTTCTGTGTACGAACTCCAAATGTTAAGGCGTGGTATATTGCTCCTACCTATAAACAGGCTAAACAGATCGTTTGGGAAATGCTTATTACAGCTATTCCAAAAAGTATTATCAATAAACGAAATGAAACTGAACTCACAATTCACTTAAAAAACGGAAGTAGAATTGAACTAAAGGGTGCTGACAATCCTGACTCACTTCGTGGTGTTGGAATTGATCTGTGTATTTTTGATGAGGTGGCTTTCTTTCAGCGTTGGGATGAAACATGGAAGATTCTTCGTCCTACACTTGCTGATACCAAAGCAAACTGTTGGTTCATCTCGACTCCAAACGGATTAAATCATTTTAAGCATCTCTCTGATAATTATATTCCTGAGCATGATAGTAAGATTTTTAAAGATGAAGATCATGTTTATTTTCACTTTACAACTTACGACAACCCATATATTCCTCTAGATGAAATTGAGGCAATGAAAATAGAAATGAACGAAGATTCGTTTGCTCAAGAGATTCTTGGTGAATTTAGAAAAATGGTTGGACTTGTTTACAAGAATTTTCAAAGAAGTGTTCACATGGTTGATATTCCTTTCCAGAGGTTTGATTCAAACTGGACTTACACTAGAGCTTTAGATTTTGGTTTTGCTCATAAATCAGCTCTAGGATATTTTGCTATTTCCCCAGATCAAAAAGAAATGTACTTATATGATGGGCTATATCAAGAGGGAATGACTGAACAAGATATCGCCAATATTTGTACCGTAAAAGACGCTGGCAAAGTAATTACCAATCCAGTAGCCGATTCTGCTCAACCAATGAACATTGAACAATTAAAAAGATTTGGAGTACATTTTAACCCAGTTAAAAAAGGTGCTGACTCGGTTGTACACGGGATAAATAAAGTAGCTGAACTACTTAAAATCCGTCAAGATACTGGTAAGCCTACTCTTATGTTTAATAAAAATCTTCCTTGGATAGCAGATGAATTTGAAAAATATCGCTGGTTGGAGAGAAAAATTGACGGAGCAGTAAAGGAAGTACCCTATAAAAAGGATGATGATGCTATGGATTGTATCTCTTATTTTGCTCGTAGTTATATGATAAAAGCAGAGAAAAAAAAGAAGTCTCGTCGATTGCCTCTGCTATATTCTGTGATGAGAGGTTTTAGAAACTAGTTGCTTTTTCTAAAAATGTGTGATAATAATACTTATTAAGACGGAACTTAATTGATAATATGTCAATGAAGAATAAATCCGTTGATCCTCAAAAACCAAAATCAGTTGAAAATAGAGAGCTAGCTGCTTTTGTTGTCAAGAAGTTTACCAATGCTAGAACATGGAGAGAACCTCTAAAACAAAGCTGGGACAGATACTATAAACTTTACCGCACCTCTAGAGACAAACAAAATTATCCTTGGCAATCAAATATTTTTGTTCCTTATGTGTTTTCCACAATCGAAACAATTGTTCCTCGTTTAGTTTCTACTAAACCTCAAATTGATGTTATTCCTAGAGAAGATGGTGATTCAGATTACGCAAAAGTCCAGGGTTATTTAATTGATTTTCAGTGGGATAAAATTGGTATGGAGGCTATGCTCCCAGATATTGTGAGACAATTCTTAATTTATGGTACTTCTATTCTCAAAGTTTATTGGATTAAAAAAGAAGAAGAAGTGGAAACAGAAGTCCCCGTTGATTCAGAATACCCAGAGTTAGGAAATAGCAAGGTAAAACAGAAGAAAGTAACAATGAACCAGCCATGTGTTGAATTGGTTGATTTATACGACTTCTTCTGGGACCCAAACGGATACGATGAACAGACTTGTTCTTGGATGGCTCACAGAACTTACCGATCTTATGAATATTTAGAAAAAATGGCTAAAGAAGGACTATACAAAAATGTCCAACTCTTAAAAGATGTATCAAAAAAGATGTTTCTTGATGATAATGACAAGAGTGATCGCAACAATTCAGCAGGATTTAATGATCCTAAAGGATATGCAAGCCAAGATGATAAAGAATCCAACATTGAATTGATCGAATATTGGGAAAACAATCGTGTAATTACCATTGCAAACCGCTCAGTAGTGATTAGAGACGAAAAGAATCCCTATGAACATGGTCAAAAACCTTTTGTTCGCATAGTAGACCAGAGTATACCTAAAGAATTTGCTGGTATTGGTGAAGTTGGACCAATTGAAACCCTACAATATGAGCTTAATGATATGAGAAATCAGCGTATGGACAACGCCACTCTCATTCTTAACAGAATGTGGCTAGTTGCTAATGGTGCAAATGTTGATGAAGATGAGTTAGTTAGTGATGTTGGGGGCGTAATTCACACCGATGACATCAATGGAGTAGTTGCACTTCAAGTTCCAGAGATTCCTAACTCAAGTTATCGAGAAGAAACCCTAATCAAGGCAGATATTCAGCAAACTACGGGTATTACTGACTACACTAAAGGTGTATCAAGTGATGCTTTGGCCAACGAAACCGCCACAGGTATCTCTCTGATGCAAGAAGCAGGCAATTCTCGACTTCGTTTGAAGATGATGAACCTGGAATATGCTATAAAGCGTGTTGGAGAACTATTTGTTTCACTAAATAAACAGTTTGTAACTGAAGAAATGGCCATTAGAGTCGCAGGACAGGATGGATATCAGTGGCTCAAAGTGAAACCAGAGGAAGTTAGAGACAATTTTGATATTCAAGTTGAATCTGGCTCATATTTACAAGAAAATGATGCTATTAAGAGAAAACAGTCTATGGAAATGTTCCAGTTGCTCGCTGGAAATCCATTAGTTAATCAAGAAGAGCTATTAAGAAGAGTATTCCAATCAAGAAATGAGAAGAATATTGATTCTTTATTCGCACAGCCTCAAAGTCCAGCTATAAACCCAATGACAGGAACCCCAGATACTACCATCAGTAATGTTCCAGGAGGTGTTGCTGGACTTCCAGGAAATAATGACCTAAATGCTTCGGGTGTGATGCAACAATCCACTGATGCTACTAAGGGATTATGAAAGATGCTCTAAAAGAGAGAATCATTGAGGAGGGTCGATTAACCGATGAGTTAGTACGCACTCAAGGATATAAATTGATCTCAGAGAAGATCAGTAACAAAAAAGAATTGATGCTCAAAGAGGCATTAAATTCAAAAACTATTGATGAACTAAGGTATAACCGAGGTTTTTTAGATGGTTTAGATTTTTTTGGGCTTACGATTAAGCAATTGACTGATCGTAGAGATGTCCAGAAAAAGCGAATTAACAATTAAGCTAGAGAGTTTCTCGCAGAGGGGATAGCATATCCGTCTGGCTAACCCTTTGCAAGCAGCTCTCTAGCACGATATAGGAAAAAGTTATGTCGGAACCAACAACCAACGATAACGCCTCAATCAAAGTGACCCCTGAACAAGAGATCGCTCAGATTGAACAAGCAATGGAATCAGAGGCTGGCAATGATAAACCAGGAACTGAAGCAAAAACTCCTAGTGAGTTTGAGCAACTAGCAGCTAAGAAGGGGTGGAATAATCCTGACGAGCTGGCAAAAGCATATCAAGAACTTGAATCTAAACTGACTCCACAAAGTAGAGAGTTAAAAGAACTCAAGGAAATGGTAAAGGAAATTCAGAAATCTACAGCGAAGCCTGAAATTGACCCTTTAGATGAATTGCCAGACGATCAGAAAGAGGCTCTCAGTCTTATTGAGAGAATCATTGAGAAAAAGCTATCCCCATTATTAAAAAGAGCTGAGGTGGAAGACGCTGGAAAAGAGATTGAAGGAATTAAAAAACAATTCCCTGGATCAACTGACAGCGAAGTAGAACAAGCCATTAGCCTAATGGAAAAATACAAGAGTATGCCTCTTGGTGATGCCATGAAATTAGTGACTTACGAAAAAGCTAAAACCAATGCTTTGGCTAGTGAAAAGAAGGCTGCAATGAATAAGCAAAACAATCGTGCTTTTGCTGAATCAGCTTCTGATGCAAGGAAGAGTGGAGATACTGATTACTCCAAGATGACTCTTGAAGAATTAGAATCAATACTTCCTAGATAAGAAGAATTATTAACAAAAATATGTAGAGAAATCTACAGGAAAGAAAAACTATGGCACTTAGTACCACAGGAACCCTCTCTCCTTTAATGCAAATTTATTACGACAAAAAATTGCTTAAAAGAGCTGAGAAAGAATTAGTTTATAAACAATTAGGTCGTGTAGGCACAATGCCTCGTGGCGAAGGTAAGATTACTTACTGGACTCGTTACACCAATATGCCTGAAGCTTCTACCATTTCTGAAGGTACAGACCCAACTGCTCGTGGCATCAGTGCTGTGACTGTCTCAGCAACCATCGCTCAATATGGTGACTTGGCTCAAGTTACTGATATTGCTAGCATGACTGCTTTTGATAATGTCATCAGCTCTGCTGTTGAACTGCAGGGTTACCAGGCTGGTTTAACTGTTGATGGTGTCGTTCGTGACATCGTTGCAGCTACCACCAATGTAATCTACGCTTCTGGTGTGGCTGACAGAACCAGTATTGCTGCTACCAACGTAGCTACCATTGCTGATGTCCGTAAGGTTGTCAGAGAATTGAGAGGTGCTAACGCAGCTCCAAAACAAAATGGTATGTATGTGGCTGTCATGCACCCAGATGTTGAATACGATTTACAAGGCGATTCTAATTGGGTTAATGCTGCCCAATATGTCGATCGTGGCGTTAATCGTATCTACCAAGGTGAGACTGGTGAGATGTATGGTGTGAAGTTCCTTCGCTCCAGCAATGCTCCTGTCCTTACCAACTCTGGTAGTGCCGGCACTGAAGTTTACAAAACCTTGTTCTTTGGCGAGGAAGCTTTTGGCGTGACCGACTTGATGGATGTCAAGATGATCGTCAATAACCCAAGCAAGAACAGTGCTTTGGAATTATACGCCGATATTGGCTGGAAAGTAAGCTTTGCATCAGTTATCCTCAATGATAACTACATGGTGAGCCTTGAAAGTGCTGCTTCGTCTTAAGTTTATTGACTTACAACAGAAACGGACTATAATAACCCCTGGTAGTAAAAATACTGGGGGTTATTTTTTTATGCGTACCTTTAAACCTAAACAATGTGAACTTTGTGGAAAAACATATTTTAGTTATGGAATAGCAAGAAAAGATTGGATAACTAGAAGATTCTGCTCTAGAGAGTGCAGCGATATTGCTCGTAGAGGAACTGAAAAAACTCC